CATGGCTCGTTCTGGTCAAGGCTTCAGCTTACCTGAGCAACTTGTGCCAACTCCCCAAGGATTCCCAACACAAGTACCCTCTTTGCCAACAGGTGCAGGATACGGAACAGGTTTTGGAATTGAACAAAACCTTGCCCCAGGAGCACAGACGCCTCCTCCTTATTCCACCATCAAACCTGGCTCCGAACTTTCAGGTTTAGGCGCAGCTCCTCTTGGTACTGCGCCCACATCTGCTTTCGGCCAACCCGATGTGATGAGCCCAGAGCAATTTGAGAAACTGCTCAAACTTGTCAAACAGTGACATCTTTGGCATTGCTTCGCATGTAAGCCCAACCAACTGGACACGAATCTTTGATTCACGGGGGCCAGTGTTGTTGCTTTAAACCCATGATCCTTTGTCCCAATTTTGTTAAACGCTTGACGACCAAACTCAGTCTTGTTGCTGCTTTACAAGCTGTATTTATTCCTGGTCTACGCGCTGAATCAAATTGGGTAGGAGAATAGGAATATCATGACAGAACGCGAATTACTTGAAAGCTACCTCCAAAAACCGTTCCTGCAAAAGGCGTTAAAGACGATTCGTTTTGCAGAAGGAACCGAGCGTGGTGGCCCAGATTCTTATCGCGTTATGTTTGGTGGGGGCCTTGCACCTAATTTGCAACGTCACCCAGATAAAGTCATTCGTGGTAGTGCCGCCGCTGGTGCCTATCAGTTCCTCCCAGGAACATGGCAAGCACACGCCAAAGCACTAAACCTGTCTGATTTTGGTCCGCAAAACCAAGATCTTGCAGCTGCTCGTGGTATCCGCAATCGGTTAATGCCTCTTGGCGGCCTTGCTATCTTGGAAAAGGAAGGCCTAAGTCCTCGTGTATCTGCTGCTTTAGCACCTGAGTGGGCTTCATTCCCCACTGAAAGTGGCCGCAGTTATTACGGACAACCTGTTAAAAAACTTTCTGAACTTCAAAAAGTTTTTGGCCAGGATGTCACACCGCCTTCTCCTGATCAAGCCAAAACTGGCAAGGGAGATGAAGTGTCTTCTTCCGGTTTCCTTGAAGGATTTATCGCAGCAATGTCTGGCGGTAAACCCAAAGAGTTAACTGTTCAAGACCTAATCAAGCAAGAGTTAATGGCACAGTTATTAACACCCAAAGCGCCGTCATTACCGCTTGACATCTTGCCTGGTATTAACCTCTACGGTTAAATCACGTTAGAATTAACGAATCAGTAAAAGCGCAGTAGAACATTGTCCTCAACCGCAACCAACAAGCAGCCTCTGCTTATTGATCGTCCATTGTTTGATTCTGTCCGAGTGACAACTCAGACAGTTGGCAGCTCTACTGCGAATACACTTTTTGTGCAGGGTGGCCAGGCTCCATCGATCCTGGTGGATATGGACGCTACCTTGCAGGAAGATAACAATAATGGCGGCGTTGTTGATTCAATCACGATCACACGTAACGATTTTTACCGTGCCGCAGATTACACCGTCAATGCGTCGACTTCTGGCACTGTTATATCTCTTATCAGTGGTCAGGTTGTGTTTGTTGCTTCCACTGGGGTCTTAACCAATGCGGCAGCAAGTGGTTACGGCTACTACACTTACACGGGTGGCACGACGCTGACCGGCATCAATACCTCGCTTGTGTACTCCGGTGGTACATCGAGCGGCTTCTTGTTTAACGGTGTTGCTTACGGTTATCAACCTGCGGTCACCTTCGTGTTTTACCACACGCGTGGCACCACAACGCCTATCCCTGCTTCTGGCGATTACAAGGTTCTGTTCGCCAAAACACTACCAGCCAACAGTGGCACAGTCGATTGTTCGGACTTGATGCCACAACTGGCCGCACCTGTTGCACAAGCAGGTAACACCAATGGCCTGGGTTCTACAGCACCCCTACGAAACAAAGGCATCCACCTGGAGCGAGGTGATCGTATTTACGTTGGCGTATTCCCAGACGGTCCCAATGTCTCTGGCTATACCCCAGGGGCACACATTTCTGCGCAAGGCGGCTTCTTCTAATTATGGCCAGAAAGAGTGGCAACTCTTTTGGTAATTTCAGTAACAGTGCCACATTTGATCCAAGGCCTGTAAAACCGTTTACGACTGAGTTTTCACAGGGATCGATTCAAGGTTCTCTGTACGCCTTGAACAGGGAATCAGCCTGGACACGATGGAGGAGAGGTTACGAATTAGCTACGGCTTCTTCTCACGTCAATAATTATTCCTATCGGTTTAAATATACTGTTCCCTTTGCGGAGGGCATACTCCCCCCTGGAACTGAATACCCAGATATCAAAGGATTCTTTCAGGGATTTCCAACTGCCAGTCGTGAGTTCCACGTGCACTGGTCTGGGAAAAAGACAGCAGGAAGTGTACGGTTTGATCAGTTAAAAGCTTACGTAATTCTTAGTAGTTCCAACTGGTCCGATCTAAGCTTTACCGATTACATCAATGTTGGCCAATGGTTTGATGAAGATTCCACCGTTGAAGAAATAGATGCTTCCATTGAATCGGTTACGGAAGACGCAGATTATTGGTACGTAAAACTAAAGGGGAAATGGAGTGAGACAAATAAGTTGCCTCCACCCCTCTACATCAATCTCGGCGGAAATATCGGCGGCCTTAAAGCATTAAATGGCGAGGTTCTGGAAGATCGCGTTATCTCGCAAGATTCTGATTTTATTACCAGGGATAGCATTGATCCAACAACACAGAAACGTTATGGCTACGTTCAAGCGGTCCTGGTTGATGTCAACGAAGTTACCGGTGTTTTAACACTGAAAAAAGAGGGGTCTGTTGAGGCGACACCAGATAGAACCCTGGTAACTCCCGCAACCAGACCTCCGTCTGTCGGAAGATATTTCATCACGGGTGCCAGGTATGTTTGTACCTGCCAAGATTTTACGCGGCGTGAATACAGTTATATGCGTGATCTTGGCGCAGGAAACAAAAAAGCATTTCCAAGGACCACGGTCTCAAACGTCAAGCCGGGACGTTATGAGATCTTGCGGAGTTTAGGTATCGTTGATAACGCAGCCATGACAGACGCTGACGTTGAAAGGATCCTTGAAATCATTGTGCCGTCCCAAGATTTTGCATTACCTGGAACAGTGACAACCGAAAATATTGTTGATTTGAAAGCTGCGCGAGACAATCCGGGTGTGTATAGAGAATTCGGTGCTTTATATCTGCGTTCAACACAAAACCCTGGCTTGAGCGGATCCAGTCCAGAAGGCATGCCTTCTTACAACGATTACTCCGCCGTACAAAATGAGGTAACCAGTATTACCGACATTTGGAGTCCAATATTAGATGAGCTGCGTTACTGCAAACACATCTACGCCATGCGCTTCCAGGACGATGTGTTCCCACCCGAGCCATCCGATTTTCCTGTTGGCATCGGAAGTATGACATCTTGGGAGCAAGAGTTGGTGGACAAGACGGAAAAAGAACAGGAAAAAACAGCGAAAGAATTAGGAGAAAAAGCATTGATGTATATGGATGTTCCACCGTATAACTGTCAATCACAATCGATGCAGCCCATGCTCCAGCGTTTATTTAACGTGCCGTTGAGCTACATCAAGATTGATGGCTTTACCATGTACGATAAGAATGGAATTGAATATGTTCCTGCGGCAGGCGGCAGGCCTTCTGTTTAATTCTTCAGTTAAAATAAGTAGATATAGAAGGATAAAGTTGAATGCTGCTGCTGACTTCTACAACTGATGTAGTAAAAGTTGTTGCGTCTGCCAGCACTCAACTGGAAGTTCACGCGTCATATGTTGATAATGCTGCGGGGGTTGTAACTCCTGGGCGTCAAAATTCCACGATCACAACAAGTGGCACGTCCACAATCATTACGGCACCAGCAGCAGACGTACAAAGAAACGTCCGTACGTTATTTATCCGCAATGATCACGCCACACTTTCGAATACATTAAGTGTTGAGCATGATAATGGCACGGTTGTTTCTACCATTTGGTACGGAACCTTAGGTGCCAGAGAAGAGGTTGTTCTCAGTCAAGAAGGCACCTGGCACTCTTATGACCCACTTGGGTTAGAAAAGAATTACAACATGATTGGGGCAACAGGCCCCCAGGGTGATCCCGGCGGACCAACCGGTGTTACAGGCGCAACAGGCCCACAAGGAACCACAGGTCCAACAGGTCCTCAAGGTGTGACTGGCCCCACCGGTCCACAAGGTGTTACAGGTGTTACGGGACCACAAGGAACCACGGGTCCAACAGGTCCTCAAGGCACGACTGGTCCTACCGGTCCTCAGGGAACTACAGGTCCCACTGGCGCACAAGGTACGACTGGTCCCACAGGTCCACAAGGAACTACGGGTCCCACAGGTCCTCAGGGGACAACAGGTCCTACTGGACCCCAAGGCACAACTGGCCCCACTGGAGTTACCGGTCCTCAAGGCGCAACAGGTCTTCAGGGAACCACAGGTCCCACTGGTGCACAAGGCACAACTGGCCCCACTGGAGCTGATGGACCTACTGGTGTCACAGGTCCTCAGGGAACCACAGGTCCCACTGGTCCCCAAGGAACTACCGGTCCTACGGGAGTTACTGGTCCACAAGGTGCCACGGGTCCTACAGGCCCACAAGGAACCACTGGACCTACCGGAGTTGATGGCCCTACCGGAGTTACGGGACCAACTGGTCCACAAGGTACGACGGGTCCTACAGGTCCCCAGGGAACCACCGGACCTACCGGTCCTCAAGGTGCGACCGGACCTACGGGTCCACAGGGAACTACAGGTCCTACAGGCCCCCAAGGTACGACGGGTCCTACGGGAGTTGATGGCCCCACTGGAGTTACAGGCCCCTCAGGTGCTACTGGCCCCACTGGGCCGACCGGACCCACTGGCCCCACTGGACCCCAGGGACCAACTGGTGCAAACAGTGACATTCACGTTGTTATCGCCGCTATGATGTTCTAATGGCTGCTCCAAATCTTAAATCCCCTACGACAATTACGGGTAAGACAGCAAGATATGCTGTAACTGCTTCGCTTGCCGCTGCGTTGAGCAATTCAGCCGCAAGTAATAAAGTGCTGAAAATTAACAGTATTTTTTGCGCCAATGTGGATGGTGTCAACTCTGCTGATATCAGCATTTCCATTTACAACGGAACAACCGATTTTTATATCGCTAAAACAATTAACGTTCCAGCAGATGCGACGCAGATGCTGAGCACAAAAGAAACGTATTTCTACTTGGAAGAAGGTGATTCCATTCGTGCGTTGGCATCTGCCGCAAACGATTTGGAATTGATAATTGCATACGAGGAGATCAGCTAATGCGTTTGGGATTGATGGGTGGAACAGACAGTAAGCGCACATCTGGTGTGTATAAACCAGATGATGTTACTGAGTTGCAAGACGCCAAAAAATACATTAGTTGCTTTGGTTATGACGGTGTTTTCAATGCCTTGAGTAGTTCTGGTATTGAAGAAGGTTTTGATGTTAGCCGCGATGGTCGATACGTTTATGTTGCTGTACGTGGTACGCGAACTACTGCCACCATTTTTCAGTACGAATGCACAACGCCTTGGGATCTCTCAACCATTGTTTATTCCAGTAAGAGTTTGGTAGTCGGTGACTACGACCTTAACTGTAACGGAATTGCAATTAGCAATGACGGCACTCGTTTGTTTTTCACGGGGTACGGTGGAGATGCTGTATGGTCTTGCACGCTTTCTACGCCTTACGACCTAGCAACAGCAACGGTTGATGTTAAAAAGTTTTATGCAGGCACGCAAGATGCCACACCACGCACACCCTTCTTTGGTGACAGTGGCACCAAAATGTACATCATGGGTGGCACAAATGATACCGTATACCAGTACACATTAAGCACGGCTTGGGACGTAAGCACTGCTTCTTATGCCAATAAGAGTTTAAGCGTAACTACGCTAGACGCAACTCCGTTTGCTTTATTTTTTCGAGATAACGGAACAAAGCTGTATGTAATTGGCGGCACAAACGTCGTCATCCTTTCGTATACACTGTCTACCGCATGGGATATTTCAACTGCAACTGCAGATTATGTAGCAAAATCTTTCCTTGTATCAAGTCAGGCGACCATTCCCGTTGGCGTTGCTTTTGGTGACAGCGGCACCAAGATGTATGTTCTTGCTGGTGGATCAACAGCAACTGATACTGTTTTTCAATACACATTAAGCACAGCTTGGGATGTCACAACAGCTAGCTATGCAAGTAAAAGTGTAAGTGTCAACACTCAAGCAACTTTCTCTACAGATTTATTTTTCAAGGATGATGGCACCAAGATGTACATCTTGAATGATGCTAATGATACGATCTTTCAATACAGCTTGTCAACGGCATGGGATGTCTCGACTGCAACTTATGATACCGTTTCGTTTAGCGTAGCAGGCCAGGAAACTGCTCCCAATGGCTTATTCTTTGGTGACAGTGGCACCAAGATGTACGTCATTGGTACTACTGGCGATGACGTTAATCAATATGCGCTTTCTACAGCATGGGATATTTCAACTGCATCATTCGTGAGAGTTTCTGCTGCCATTGGCGATACAGTTCCGGCAGGGATTTTCTTTTCGTCTTCGGGCGACCGGATGTTTGTGGTTGGACAAACTGGAGATACCGTAAGAGTTTTTAGTTTAAGTACAGCATGGGATGTGTCTACAATTTCATTCCTTGGATATTATTTTGCAGGCGATGCAACACCTCAAGGGATAGTCTTCAAGGATGATGGCACGGAGATGTACATTGTTGGAGACACCGCAGATCGTATTCTCCAGTATTCTCTTACGACTGCCTGGGAACCACGTTCAGTTACGGGTCGATATTTGGTCTTTGAACAAGAAACTGTTCCTACCGCTTTATTCTTTAAGCCAGACGGCACCAAGATGTATGTTACTGGTACTACTGGCGATGATGTAAACGAATACGATCTAAGCACCGCTTGGAATGTTAGTACCGCATCTTTTGTGCGTGTATCTGCAACGATTGGTGATACAACCCCTGCAGGGTTGTGGTTCAAGGATGATGGCACCAGGATGTATGTCATCGGACAAGGTAGTGACACAGTTAGGGAGTTTTCACTATCTACAGCCTGGAACGTATCAACAATTTCATTTGTACAAGCATTATCTGTTGGATTTGAAACTGCTCCTCTCGGAGTGACCTTCAAGGATGACGGCACAGAACTTTATCTTGTTGGGTCTACAAACGATGTTGTATATGAAATCCAGCTTGGCACAGCTTGGAACATCAGCACGGCAAAAGGCTTTATTTATGTAAGTGGCACAGAACCAGCCCCGCGTGGCATTCACATTAATAATGATGGTACGTTATTGTTTCTTGCGGGCGACGCGGATAACATTCGCAAGTACACATTAAGCACTGCTTATGAACTGGGCACGGCTACACTTTCGCAAAGCCTTGCTTTAACTGGATCATTGGGTGTTCATGTTTTTGCAGATGGTTTACGCATTTATGCAACAACAGATTCCAGCAATACATCTCCCAATGGCGGTAGACAAGTGCGTCAAATCACCTTAACATCTCCCAATGATCTGACAACTGCCAGCACTAGCTCTGTTGAGTTAATTCCATTGTATGGTTTTACCGGCACTGCAACAACTCCTTGGGGCATCCGCGTTTCCCCTGATGGCACGCGTATGTTTGTGCTATCTGACGCCGTGCAGGGCCTGTATCAATTCTCATTGAGGTTTGCATGATGCTGTACTCCTACCGCACCTGTTGGCCCCAGGAATTACCGTTTCGTATTCGTTTAAGCGACGGTTTTACTCGCACAGATCCATCTACATTTACTGCTGAAGAAATTGCAGACGCTGGTTTTACTGGTCCATATACAGAACCTAATTATGATCCTGATACTGAAGTATTAAACTGGGATCCTAAAACTCTTTCTTTTTACATTACGCCTAAACCAGAAGATACTGGCAGCTTAAACGAAGATCCTGTACCATAGCAACAGCTTTGGTTATTTGTATGCGTCTTCACCTTGTGGGAATTTTCCACACACAAGCAACAGACGCATACTCTCACTGCGCCTTCACTGGGAAAGCTTTGCGGTTTCCCAAGATGATGGAGGCCAGAGGTTATCACGTCATTGAATACGCGAACGAAGGAAGTCAGGCCCAGGCAAGTGAGCATGTGACCATGCTTACAACACAAGAATTTAATTCGTTCTATGGCAAACGAAAGTCAACAGATTTCCACGGAGACGATGCCTGCATTGGCAGCCCCGGCCATCAGTTATTTGAAGAACGCTTGATTACCGAGCTTGGTAAACGACTGGAAAAAGAAGACATCATCTGCCATCCCTTTGGTCATGCACATCAAATTCTCACAGAAAAATTCCCCAATCATCACCATGTCGAGACGGGGATTGGATACCCAACCTTAATGCCGAACAGTTTTAAGATCTACGAATCTTACGCCTGGATGCATTATCACCAGGGCAAAGAAAACAGGCAAGGAAAAAACTACGAATGGGTTGTCCCCAATTACTTTGACATTGACGATTGGAATCCAAATTACACACCAGGATCTTACCTTGCTTTCCTTGGTCGCATCTGCAGTGCCAAGGGAATGGACACATTATTTGAAATTGCCAAATACAGTCCATGGCCTATTGTCATCCATGGACAAGGAGATCCAACACCCTGGAGCCACCCCAACATTGAATACCGTGGACCCATTACAGGCAAAGCACGCTCTAAGTTTTTACGCAACGCAAGAGCCGCGTTAATGCCAACAAATTTTACGGAACCTTTTGGTGGTAGTGGCGTCGAAGCAATGTTGTGTGGCACACCGTTAATCGCCGTTGATTACGGCGCGTTCACAGAAACGATTATTGACGGGGTCACTGGTTATCGCTGCCACACCCTGCAAGATTGGATTGACGCCATTGATAAAGTTGAAGATCTTAATCGTTATACCGTTGCAAAGATTGCACGATCCAGATACAGCCTGGAAGCCTGCGGCAAGAAATACGACACAATTTTCAAGAGTATCAACAATCTTTGGCGAAACGGATGGTATCAACTAGATTCCACAGACATTATCAATTACGATCAGATTGAAGAAGAGGAAGGGCCTTTTGCTAAACGTCTAGCGCATTGGATTAAAGATCAATTTGCTCCATATGATTTTGTATACGATCTTGGGTGCGGGCCAGGTACATACGTCAATGCTTTAAATAATATTGGCGTAGATGCTTTTGGTTATGACATTGACCCAAGAGTAGAAGATAAGCCAAATCTTATATGTGCTGATCTTTTAAAACTTAACCCAACAACGCAAGCAGAACTTGTGTTATGTCTTGAGACGGCAGAACATATAGACCCAATGCACAATAAAGATATTGTTAAAGCAATAGACAGGTGTTTAATGCATGGCGGCATGTTGATTTGGTCTGCTGCTCAACCAGGACAGGGAGGTGTTGGGCATATTAATTGTCAAACAAAAGAATATTGGCATAAACTATTTCAGAAAAAAGGGTTCTCACGAAATTACGGAGTAGAAAAAAGTTTGGTTGAAGACATGCGCACAGGTTATCATATGGGCTGGTTTGTGCAAAACGTTATGGTATTTATTAAGAGCTAAGGTATACTTATATTAAGTCTCACGAGACTTATTAAGGTTTCCTTTACCCCTTGCGAGCAGACC